TTGTGAAGAGTTTTGCACCAATCGTGTTGATGTCTGCTGCCTCTGTCCTCAGATCAGCTACGGCTGTTGTGCCGTCTGCTACTGATGTTGCAAAGAAGTCTTCGTCAACAACAGTACCGTCTGTCTGATAGATGCCAACATTAAACGTACAGCTACCACCCAAAGCATCTGCTGCAACCTGTATGGCTGTAATAGATGCGTTACTTGGGATAGGTGCTAGCATGACAATATCATTGTCTGTGCTGTCACCAGCAGCTAACGCTATAGTACCTTGAGCAACACGCAAAACACCGTGTAGTTCTTGACTATCGTTGGCAACCTGTGGAGAGGCTTCAAAATTAGCTACAAGATCTGAATTTTTCGTAGTCATAATTTACCACTCCTTATGCTGATTCGTCACAGTCAATCTGGACAACTTTTTCTTCTTCCATGCGAGTAGAGCCGATGCTCATGCAATAGTAGACTTGTGTTGCGTAACCTTTGTCGGAACGCTCGTCTATTCTTGCCATTACATCTTTACCAATCGCCAGAGCAAGACCATCCTCTGCCCATGCAAAGCATGAACGGATGTTGCCAGCTTTTGACAAACGATTTGATACAATGAAGGTAAAGCCCATGAACTGATTTACCTCACCTTGGACTAACGCTTTGACCGTGTTGAAGTCGCTGCTTGTGACGTTTGTGTCACCTAACAGTGCTTCAATCTGATCTGGGCCAACAGCGATATAGCGTGGGATTGACGGATCAACTGACGCAAGGTCTAAGGTCTTCTTTGCAGTCCTTAGTTTTGCAACAGTCAAGTCAGCACCACCGTTAGCAATTTGCTGACCAGCAGGAAGCGCAGTTGATGTGCTGCCTGTCTCACCAGTAAATGCTGTGCCTAAAGCTGCTGAGATGATTTCATCGTCCATGGCCCTTCCCAATGCAAAAGCAGCCGCCTGTGCATAAGCCGATGTCGGGTCAATCAACATACGAACTTTATCCTGCTCATCGATTAGATCAGCATATTCGTAGTCTACAAGGGTCACACGCCGCCTTGCATGGGGTGTGTCGATCTGGGGAGTGTCGGCATGTCTAGTTGTACGCTTCTGCGCTGTTGCCTTGCCCACCTGATCAAAGAAGGCATTTTTGCCCTGCATGCTCTCCACACGCACAGCATCACGCAAAAGAGAACCTTTTTGCTGTGATAGCATCTGCACGTTTGCAGAGTATTGCTGGACAAATGCCGTGGTTACTTCGATAGACATCTCTGTCTCCTTTTACCAAGTTACATTTGATTTTGCAGATTGCTACCCGATAGCTCGGACACTCCTAGAATTTTTGGCCTTCTTGTGGCCTTCGTCTTTCCGATTGTCAGCAGGACGACTATGATCGCTACCCTGCATTACCCACTCATAGTACAAGTCTGCGAGTAGGTGTGGTTGAAGTATATCACGACTTTTACCATTTTCAACAGCAAGTCTTAAACACTCCAACCTAATTTCTTTTTTTGTCAAACCTTCATCCATGTATGATTTCCATCAACTCTTGCACTCGATTAACCGCCCTGTCTCTGGCAATAGCATCTCTGCTAGTGTAATCTGGGCCTCGCATGATTGCATCTACTTCAGCTTGCGCTGTTTGCTTTGTCATGTGATTTACCTGTGAGCTTTCTTTAACTGTGTCTTCACTTGTCACAGATTGTTTGAACTCTGCAAACTTTGCAAATGTCTTGATAAACTCTGGATGATCTCCCAAATTTGTGCCATCTGCCAAAGCAATATTTGTAATAGATTCAACGTCAGAAAACTCTTTGGCTATAGCTTTTGCTCTCTCCACATTCTGATCATAAGCAGAACCCCACTCAGCTTTAAGTGCTGCAACCGAATCTACTTGCGCCTGATGCTTTGCATCTGCATCTGCTTTCACAGACTTTTCAACAGCACCTTTGTAATATTCAAGGATTGCATTAGCAGCAGATGGAGTCAGACGATTTTTGTGAGCTATTTCTGAAAACTCTTTTGCTACGTCTTCTGTAACTATCTGACCATCCACAGGTATTTCGTATCCTGTTGCCGCTTCTGGTCTGCCAAGTCTGTCAGCAATCCTGTCCAAGTCTTCATCTGTAGGATTAGCTGGCAGTGGCAACTTGTCTGCCCCCAGTAGCTTGGACTGATTGACGTATGACCTTGCTAAGTTTGGCACATCTTTGATAGGTGAAAGACTTGGATGCTCTCGCAAGTCCTCTGGTATCATGTTCAAAAACTCGTTACCAGACCCCCCTGACGCTACCTCTGCTGGCGTTTCTACCGCTGGTGCAGGGGTTGCCTCTGGCTGGGCTACCTGTTCGGCGTTTTCTAATGACATTATTGCTCCTCTCTCATCATGTTGTAAACGTGAAGAATGACTGCTCTTTTGCCCTCTTCATAAGCTGTTGCGTTGGCATCGCCAGCAACATAACTAGGCGTTCTAAAATTACACCTAGCTTCCAGATCAGCTAAGACTTTACTTCCGCTGTCTGTATTAAATGTTTGTTTGTACAAGTCTTTTAGTTTGTCTATCTGTTGGTTCACTTGCTTATCATTCTGCTGGCCTGTGCAAGCTGTGCTACATTTTGAACATCTTCAGAATCTTGCATGGCCTCTGCCTGTCTTGCTTGCTCTTCTGCTCTTGCCTGCCTTGTTTGTTGTATTTCTGCCTCTGACTTTAGTGTTGTTTTTGGAACGCCAAGGGCTTCTGTAACGTGCCTTACTAATCCGTCTGGGTCTATGTGATCTCCAACAGGAAGTGATTGTGCCAGTGGCATAAGTATTTCCAACGCCTTCATGGTACTGTTCAGACCGCTTGACTTCTGTGCGCGAGCCAGTGGTGATACATATTCTATATCCACATCACGCCCCTGTAATATCTCTGGTGCTTGTTGCAGCATATCTGCTCTCAGCATTAGCGAAAACACACGGTCTATAAGTGGACGTAGCATTTCATTCTTGAGGCGGTCTAAGGCTGGGCCTATTACTCTCATCTGTTCTTGCTGACGCTGCACTACTTCTGTTGCAGTCATGTTTGGCCCACCGCCTGTAAGAAGCTGGTCTACATAAAACGCTGATCTAATTGCTTCTCTGCGCTGTTGCTCCATATTCAAACCGATAGGGATGTTTGCGCCTGTGTTCAGCGGTGTAATGGTATCTCTTGTACCACTTCTGAAGAAGTTCAATCCCCCTGGCTGTGTTCGGATCGGGAGGAGAAATCCGTCATCAGGCACAAGTAGAGGGGGATCTATTTGTTTCTGAGCAGCTTGTATGATGGTTTTAGACATAAGATTTAACATCTTTACGTCAGGCAACGCCACCATAGCAGGGGAACGCCCCATTATCTCACCTGTTGCCTTTAGAAACCGTGGGACAATGTAAGGGAACTCTTGAAAGCCACTCTCTGACAACATAGAAGATGATTCCATATCTATGTAAATAGATGCGAAAGGCATATTCTTATTGTCTATCTTTTCTGAATCTCTATCCTCTCTAGGCATAACAATATGAAGCAACTCAATGTCTTCATCTGGTTTGTCTTGAAACTTCTTCATAATGTATTCAGTAACATTCTCCTGCCCAAACCTTTGCACAACCTGTCGTGCTGGGCTTTTGTATGATCTAAATACTGTGTCAACTATGCCAAACTGATTTTCCTGTACATAAAACTCTGAGATATGTCTGGTGCTAAAACGTAAAGCATCTTCTTCCATCTCAACAAACATACAACCTGTGCCAAACACAACAAGGTCAACATACATCTCATGCACTTCAGTACCAAAGTTTGACTGATTGAAGGCTCTCATCATACGCATACTGGTATCTTGCAGCCATTCTTTTACATCATCATCCCTGCCTAAATTTTCTTCTTTAAGGTCAAGGTGAAACCAAGGCATAGCCCCACTGGTCAACATACCGTGTAAGCTAGATGACAACAGGTCTACGGCTTGTAGTGCTGTGCTGTCAAAGATAAGTTCCATGCGCTTGTCGCCCTTGGAACGACTTTTAACAACGTCAGCTTTTCTGGGAAGCATATAGTCAGCCAACTCTTGATAGTGGCTGTTCCAGTTGTCTCTTTGCGTTTTGACATGCTCATATCTGCTGACAAGAGCCTTGGTAAAGTTTTTGTCCATAACTTATCCCAGTATGGTTGGAGTGCCGCCGTATGTTGGTGTGCTGCCACCAGACACCAAACCCCCAGCAACAATAGTGGACTTCGGCCCTTTTCTTTTGCTTTGTGCAGCTTTGGCTTCTTCAGCCATAGCCTCTGCACGAATTGTATCTTCGTCATCCATCTGCATAGGTGGAGGAGGCGGAGGAGGTGGGGGTGGCGGCACAACTGTTTTAGGTCTTAGGAATGACATGGCTGTATCTCCTTGTTTGATGCCATAGTATCATCTTTTCAACTTTTTACAAAGTAAACGGATTATACTCATTAACTGCGACTTGTTGAGGGGGTTTAGTATAACTTTGTCTATTCTCCAGCCCAACAGCCAGATACCTAAACGCATCCGCAGCATGGCTTGTGAAATCATGCCTTGGATGATCCCTAAATATTTTTTTACGTTCATCCCACTCTTGCCTGTATTGCTTGAGCATTTCTACGCCTTCAGCGCATCTGTCACGGTCAAAATGACACTTGGGTATCAATAACCGTGCTGCATTGATACCGTCAGCTACTTTCATTTTCGGGATGACTTTGAACCTGATGCCGAGGCTGAACGCCGTTTCGAGGCGGCTTTTGCCCGAACCGAGTTCTCTGACTTCGATGTCGTGGGGGGCGAGATGATCTCCCCAGTGATAGTCTTTTTGCCGCAAAATCTCTGCGTAGTGTTCGAGGCCCACTCCAGAGCTTTCGTAATAATCAATGACATTTACTGCTCCACTTCTAAATATCTGTGCAAACCAAATAGCTGTGCTATCATTTATACCCAGATCCCATGCGGTATGTACAGGGTATGCAGGATCATACGGCACTCTTGTTACTCTGCCGTTATCTTCTGCCTCTGTCAGCAACCGCCCATAGTATGCACCTATGATAGCCGCTGTAAACGAACACTCATACTCTTGCTCATACTGCTCCAGCGTCATTTGATTGCTGGCAGCTTCCAACTCTTCTTCTTTAACAAGATTGCTTTCAGATGCCTTGACTATTTTCCAGTACCACTGGTCAGAGCCGTTCTGTGTTTCTGTTTTGGCAGTCTCTAGCAAATCGTAAAAATGATTATGTCCTGCTGGTGTGCCTAGAAATACAGCCGCACCCTCTCTATCTGACAGGGCTGGCCTCACCACTTCCCCCCATACTCTAGGGTTCTGCATCCCATATTCATCAAATACACATAAGTCTAAATAAATACCACGTAAGCTGTCGGGATTCTCAGCCGACAACAGCATCAACCGCCCCCCATTCGGAAAGTCCACACGCAGCTCTGTCTCATTGAAACTAACGCCTGGTATTACACTGGCATAATACTTTACATAATCCCAAGCTATTCTCTTAGCCTGTGTAAAGGTAGGGGCTACAAAAGCAACCCTTGGCCTTGGTAACTCGCAAGTCAAACAATGTCTGATTAAATGATTTACAGCCCAGACCGTCTTACCGAAACGCCTGTGCATCACAAGCACATTCCAACGCTTCAAACTCTCATGCATCTCAGCCTGTAATACTCTAGGCTTGTAAGGTATCTTAACCTGCATCTGTTTCCCAGACTATCCGAACAGTGCCATCACCTATCTCAACACCAGCCTTTTTCTTCTGCTCACCATACCTGTCAGGCAATAACTTTCCAACCTTCCACCTTACATGAGTAGCATAATCTCGCAGCACATTAGGGTCATAATCTTTCTCACCCCTCAACCTCTGCTGGTATAACTCATCCAACTCCTCAACAGCCTTCTCAGCACTCTGCTGCTGGGCCGTTCTGATCCTACGCTCTAACTCAGCATCCTTACCCATACGGCTGTAAATGTTACGCCTACTTATACTCAACTCAGCACAAGAACGAGCAAGACTATGACCTTCCATAATCATGCCAACCAAGTCATCAATCCGTGTCTTTGTAAGCTTTGCCATGCCTCAACATAGTCATTCAGACTGTGTGTGTAAATGTAGTATTTAACACATATGTAGAGTGGTGCGCGGTTTTGGGTGTGGCGCCATTTTGCAAGGCCCCCGCATGGCAACATGACAAGCAGTGCTGACGGCTATGCAATGCCGTGTGAAGCAATGTGCGTTTGTCTGTAAAAGTTTTGTGAAAATCCAACATCAACCAATCAAAATAAATCTGACTGATCCAGTCTGCAATGTCTGCCATGTAATGTGAGTAATGTTTGCCTGACATTGTAAGCAATGTTTGCTGATCAATGTATGCAATATTTAATATCATATATTTTTGTGCTTGACAAGCCTGCACGATGGTCATATATTAAGATTATAGCAAACAAATATTGAGGATCAAAACAATGACTAAATTATTCTTCACACCTAAAACAGTCTACGGTCAAACGCTATTCTATCCAGACTGTGAAGGCACTCGCAGCCTTGCAATTCTTGCCAAGCGCAAAACATTTGACGAAGCTGCCTTATCATTACTTAGTAAAACATATTGCTTTGAAGTAGTGATCAACCAGGATGATTCTAACAAGCCTAAAAATCAAATAGCAAACGAAAGGATCAAGCTATGACAAATAAAATACCTTTTGGATTCAGATTCAATCACAATTCAATGTACAATTACTCTGAGGTATCAAACTTTATTGAATGCTCTGACGGGATTGCTTGTGAATCAGATCGTAAAATATACATCACCTTTTTAGATGAATTACTATCTGGAAATATAAAGCCTTCAACAATGGTAGACATTGACACAATGTGGACATTCTACAGGGATTTAGACAACAGAGCTTCAATTGATTATCGTGAAGGCCATTGGAATGACACGCCAAGCATAGTCAGAGGCGGCAAATATTTTGATCGCCTATCACGCAAAATGAAACAGCACATTGAATCTTATGGCATTACTGTCAGAGAATACAGTTAACTTAATGGCTAGGCAGTGTAATGCTGCCTTGCCTTTTCAATATCTCAAAAGAGGTGTTGAAATGGCAAAAACGCCAACAGCAAACAGAAAAGGATCAAGCTATGACATTATCAAATATTCAATTCGCGTTAAAAATAGGCCGCAAGGTATTCTGGAAAAATGACAATTACAGGGTGATCAAGGATAGCCTAGGCCAGTATTTCATTATATCGCGCTGCAATGGTGATTGTGTAGGATTAACAAACAAACAAGGCCAGCTAATAGAAAGGCCAGAATCATTTTACTATGATTGAATAAAACAGGCTTGGCTGGCCTTGCCAGCCTTGCCTAGTAATAATCAGGCAATGCTTGGTTATTACTTGGCAACAATGCCAGCATAGCAAGCAAAGAAAGGATCAAGGCTATGAAAGTTAAAAACATTACGTCACGCAATGGCAACAAGATTGCTAACCAGTTTATCGCAATTGATGGAGAGTTTGAGTATTTTCAATCATATGATTCAGTGATTGCACAGCGTCATATTTCATCAGGCGTTGTTAAGTTGGATCAATATTACTGGGATTATTCAACTACAACTGGAAAGTATAGAAACCAGTTTTTAGGCATGGATAAAAAGCAAACTGAAAAAGAGATCAAGGCTGGGAATATTGCTTTGGTCAATCTGAATTAAGAAAGGATTAAGGTAATGATTACGCAAGAAATAACACAATCAGACTTCACTGGTAATCAAGTGATTAGAGATTCATTTAGCTATCAAGCAGCGATCAAGCTCTATAATTACTATGAAGAATTGAGCGATGATCAAGGCGAGCCGATAGACTTTGATCCCGTTGCCTTTAGATGTGAGTGGCATGAGTACGGGGATCTTGATGAGATGATGAATGACTTTGATCATTTACTAGATGAAAATCATGATCCAGAAAACTTTATTGAGGCTTTAGAGCAAGCCACAAGAATTATTCCAGTTGGTGCTGGCTATCTTGTGAGGGAGTTTTGATCATGTTCAAAAAGATAAACAACTTTCTGATCAAGCATGAGAATCTACTAGCTGGCTTTGTCTTTATGGCTACAATATGGGGCTTTACAGTTTTAATGATGATTTAAAGCCCTACAGCCTTTATGTCTGCCCTGTTTGGTACTCACCTACCAGCAGGGCAGTGATAAACGCTGTACTGCGTTTAAATCGCCACTAATGGCATAACTAGCAAACAGAAAGGGTCAAACAATGTTTGTAAATGTTGATGGAGTTTTTGAGATCCAGAAATGGATCGATGAAAATAAGGACAAAACCCCAAAAGGTTCTTACTTATTAGCGGATGGAATTGCCTCAGAAATAAATGAGTCAGATTGCATTGAACAAGAATTAAATGACAATGGCAAATATTCCTATGAGATAGGAATGAGAGATGGGCAAGGCCGATCAATGTTTATTGATCTTTATCCTGAACATTTCAAAGACTAGCAAAGAAAGGATCAAACAATGATTGTTCAATATTCAATACAGGATGCTTTAGATCTATCTCATACAGCCTGTAAAAATTTTTATTCAGAGCAAAAAGATCGCTTTGAAATTCACAAAGAATCTAAAAATGTTTTGAGTGATGATCAAGCCATGATGATGTTTTATGAATCGCGGCTTGAAGCTTTAACAGCATTTAAAATTTTAGATCAGCCTTATCATGCAGCCATGATATGGGATCTCGCCAGTGATGAATGGGCTGTTGTCTGTTCAATAACTTGGCAACAATACATAAAAATTACACAGTAAAAGAGAAAGGGCAAACAATGGAAAAGAAAGTAATTAAATCGCTATCGCCACAAGTAGCACAGATCAGGCTTACCGATACCATGATCAATAAATACATCATGGACGCAAAAAAGGACACGCAAAAACTAGCTGCCTTGTTTGACGTTGATTATAGCCAGATAGAGAGGGGCCAAAAAATCACTGTTAAAGGCGTTTGGCACGATGGCACGGCCTGTGATGTCACTTTTTACAGGGCCAAAACAAGAGGCGACAAAAGGATCAGCATATCAGGCTTAAAGAGAAAAGCCCAAACAGGTGATCTGATTGGCTTGTCATATATCACAGATCAAACAGGCAAAACTTATCTTGCTGTGAATGTAACAAACATAACTGCACTAGTTGAGAAACGTGCAAGCTAAAAGAGAAAGGGCAGCTATGCGTTGGATTCATAACTGCCCTTTACTAGCAAACATAGGCGGATCAAGGCCTATGGGAAAGGGATAACATGAATAAAGAAATGACGCCAGCAGAATTTAAGGCCGAAAGAGAGAGGCTAAAAATTACAGCTAAACAATTTGGTCAGCTATTGGGCGTATCAGAAAGAGCAATTTTCTATTATGAACACGGGCAGAGAAAGATACCCAAGCCAATACAGCTTTTAGTGCTGCTGTACAAAAAACACGCAGTCGTAGACTAGCAGAGAAAGATCAATGCCGCACGGCATAAGAGCAATGCTTTGCAATGATGTAGAGCATTGCTTTTTTTATTTATAAAAAAGAGGAAGAGAAAGGGAGCATTGCCTTGCAGTTCTGCCGCACAGCAATGTAAAGAGAAATATAAATATCATATATTTTTGCTTTCGCCAAGCCCCTGTTCAGATAATTTTTCACGGATAATGTACCAAAGATCTGAAAGAGAAAGGGTGCAAGTCATGCCTGTATAGTCGTAATCGATGTTGATAACTGAAAGAGAAATGACTGCCCTTGGTTCTTGGTAATCAAACTTATACACAAGGACAGGTTCATTATCCCCAGCTTGTTCACAAGCTTGCACCCACCAGTCTTTTTTATGTGTCCAGCCGCCACGATTAGCATAAGCCTTACACTCAATAGAAAAGCCAGGGATTATAATGTCTGATTGTCCTTTGGTTTGGTATTGAGAGAGGTTGCGCTTTGGCTTGAATCCTAGATGCTGGTCTATTTCATTGCATAACCAACGCTCAAAGGCTGCACCTTTATCCCTGCTTTTCTTGCCCATTATAGCCACCTCAGTTTAGTATCTGTATTGCCCTGTTGCCATATATACCACGCAAAAGCTATGAAACCTGTTGATCCTTCCGGTTGCTCTTCATCGCCTCTCCACATCGTCAAACGCTCAGAGAAAACGTGAACTCTTGCTGGTGGTTGCCTGTTGTATATCTCTTGTCTGCGCTGCTTGCCTTCCAAGAAAGCTAGCCTTAACAGCATGGCAAAGTATGGCAGCTTCATGTCCAAGCACTTAATTACAAACTCGTTAGCCAACTTGTAAGGTGGGTTAGTCACAACGGCTGACGCAAGAGGTTTCAGCTCCATGAGAAAGTCCACGCCTGTTGTCCCGTAATTCCAATCGTTCAAGTCTGTTGATATGACATTGTGACCAGCAGTTTTTAATGTCTCACTGATAGACCCGTCACCGCAAGCTGGCTCCCAGATATCTTTTGGCAGCTTTTCAGCCCGTATGAGGGCTTCTACGGCCTCTTTTGGCGTAGGATAAAAGTCATCTTTTTGTCTAGTCAAAACACCATACCCATTGTAGCCATGATGACCATGTAATAGAGTAAACTTCCAGCCAGTAGGTATAGGGTTATCTTTATGCGAGTAACGACAAAGCATCGGAAACTTACTCTCATTTGATTGCTCCTGCATTGTTAATTAACTCCAAAGTTTTTTGATCTTTTACAGGCTCTTTACCTGTCCCGTCACAATCCCAGCAGGAATCAGGCACTACATCACCGCCAGTTGGATCAAAGTTGTTACGCACATAGACCCAGCCCTTGCCCTGACATTTAAAACAATCAGTCTGTAAAGAAGTCATCAGCTTTCACCTTTCCATCTGTTGCCCTGTAGATTATCTGCATAACCTTCAAGCTTGGCTGTCTGTCACCGCTGATGATGCGGCTAACGGAAGACAGAGACAAGCCAGTTTGTTTTGCAAACTGAGTTTGTGTCATTCTTGCCTGACGTATGTATTGTTTTAACTTCATGCTTTTATCTTAAAATAACTATTGACAACTGGTCAATACATTATTATTTCTTACATTATATTACACGAATTGGAATAAATAAACATGAATATCTACACGCCAATAAAAATTGTAAACATGAGAAAAAGGCATGGCTTTCGTTCGGCAGAGGCGTTTGCTGCTGTCATTGGAATTGGGGCAACCACTATCAAAAGGTGGGAGTCTGGGCGTTATAAGCCAAATGGGTCATGCAATATGCTTTTACGGTTATTTGATAAGCATGGCCCTGATATTTTTTATGCTTTGAGGGATAAGCCACAAAAGCCAGAGGGTGGTGAGGCTGAAAGGTTTACTAAAATTTTTACACATTTGGCAGAGAAAGGTTGGTTTGAATGAAATGGATCAGTGTTGATGACCGTATGCCAGAGATAGGGCAAAGAGTTGAGTATTACTTTGCTCCAAGACCTGACTTTGTAATCCAAGAACACGGAACTTTTGAAGGTTACTATGTAGATTCAGAAGGCAAAGAGTGGCGTGGTATGCACGTTTTCGTAGGTGATGAAGGTGGTTGGCTAACTGGTGATGTCACCCATTGGAGAGAGGTAAAAAAACAATGAACAATCCAGAATATTATGACGACTTCGGATATGGATACGATAGTGCTTATGGGGCTAATCAAGAGAAAGCAGAGTGGGTTTTAAAGAAGTGGTTACAAAAAGTCCACAATATGCGTACACCTGGGTCAGCTAGGATGAACGCTGGAACGTGCATACAAGGTGGGGCTGATTTAATCTGCGGCACTCATAAATACAATGAGCTTATTGGGCAGCAAGAAGGTATGCCTGTAGCAGAAGCAATCCGTCACACAATGTCACGTTATGATGAATACAAGCCTCGAACATGGGAAGAGAAAGACGCTGAAGAACATGAAGCCTTTCGTGAGCATATCCCAGAAATGGTTGCAAACGCTGTTGCGGCTGTAAAAGAATGGTCAGCAAAAGCTAACCTTCTAGAAGGTGAACATCAAAGCTGGCACAAAGTAGATGGCCTAGATGTTTCAATCATGTATTACAGAGACTACCATGCGGGCGGTGAGTTTGCTGATACAAAATGTCAGCTACCGTTACGTAATCCACCCAAAAAAGATGGCACAAGAAGTTGGCGCATACCAAAGCCACAGACTACACCGTCATGGAATCAAACTGTGCAGATGGCTGTTTATTGGAAAGCGTCAGGTCAATCACCATCACTGCTGTACGTTACAGCATCAGGCTATCACATAGCAAATTCACAGAATTGTGAAGCACTCACAGATGAAAGTCTTGAACGTGCTTACAATCATGCAGTCCGGTCATGGAAAACCACACAAAATCTTGTGAGGGCTGCAAGGGGCAACTGGCACACACTTGCTGGTCTGGTGCAGCCAGACTTCAATGAGATAGCAAGGCGTCATGGCCCAAACATCCTTGAACTAGCAAGACAACTTTGGAGAGACTAATGTTTGAAATTCTTTGGGGAAAACTAAAGGGCGTGAAAGAGGGAAGGCAAATTCCTTACCCGATGGATCGTCATCCATCTATGGCAGAGGCGAGACAGATAGCATACAGCATGGATGTAAATGACTATGTTATTTGTCCAGACAGAAAGCAAGCCTTACGCATCTATGGCTTTATCAAAAGGCACAGAAAAGGCAAAGAGCAAGGTGATGTTATGACACGCTCTGTTATGCACAATGGCAAAGAGGTAATCAAGGTATGGAGAATCAGATGAATGATTTATTCGACACACCAGCTTTTAAGTTGGTTAGGAGTAATGACCCAGACACCAGCCACGATGCTGCTGAGTCATTACCTGTCAGTGACATGGAGAGGATTGTTGCTGATACGATTGCAAGGTTTGGTGCGACAGGCGCAATATCTGACCAGATAGTAGATGCACTGCCGCATCTACGATATAGCACAATTACGGCACGTTACAAGCAGTTGAAGGAAAAAGGTATCATCTGCGTTGATGACCGCAAGCAGAAGGCCGAATCAGGCAGACAGCAGCATATAATGTGGCACAAAGATTTTTATAGGGAGCAAGCAAATGACTGAATCAGAAATGGAAATACATCAGCGGATTGATGTAATGGGGGATAGGATCGAGGAGCTTGAAAAGATTGTAGATGATCAAGTAAGAGCATTTACAACTGCGGTTCGGTTAATTGCAGAATTGTTGGAGAAAAAGAATGGATGAAGACAACACACGGATCAAACTTACCAAAAAGGCATTAGATATTGGCAGAGCATTTGATCCATCGGCAAAGACAGACAAAGAAGCTGCATTGGCTTTGAAGGAAGCATTTCGTCTTGACCATTTAACAGAGCCAGAGAACATTCGATATTTTATTTATGTCAATAGTTACGGAAAGCAACCTCAAGGAAGAGATTTTTATGAGGAATTGGGTAACTTTGAACACTCTGACAATGAAGATTTTGTTCGTTCTATAATACCAAATATATCAGCTTGGTTTCAGAAGAAATACGCTGGCAACAAAGATGCATGGCTTGGTGTTGAAGTTATTGGAGTTCCTGCAAATCCTGTTTTTGGATATGCAGATGAATCACTAGGTTATTTACATAAAGAGGACATCAAAAATGGAGAATAATTTTAGCAATGTTATGGACTTTGTGCATGAGTTAAACAAAACTCATGGCGTGAAGCAGCGTGGCGGTAAGATGTACACACAGGTTGTGCATCGAATGGAAGCGTTCCGGCGGTTCTATGGTACGGAGTACGGTGTAGACACACAGATCCTTGTCGATGATGGGCAGCGTGTGGTTGTCAAAGCCACCATCACAAACCTTGACGGCATAGTTGTTGGGGCTGGCATGGCTGAAGAGATAAGAGGACAAGGCCATGTCAATCAAACATCAGCCTTAGAAAATTGTGAGACATCTGCTGTAGGCCGTGCGCTTGCATCTATCGGCCTAGCTGGTGGTGAGTACGCATCTGCTAATGAGATGGATGGTGTAGGTCGCAAGCGTGAAGCACAGGCAGAAGCAGAGAATAAGCCTGTGGTTGACCCAGAAAACCCTGTGCCAGCCAAGCGTGATGACGATCCAGAGGTACGCAAGACGCAAGACTTTTTTGGTGAGGTAAACAAAAAGGTGGGCGAGGTCACTGACAAAGGTAAGTTTATTGCTTGGTGTAACACTGATCATACAAAAAACGGGATTGCCCACATGAGGCAACACAACCCTGACTTGGCAAAGATGGCTGTAGATAGAATACAGAAGAAAATGAAACAACTAAAAGGAGAAGCGTAATGGCTAGAAGATATATCAAAGTTACCACAATCAAAGTGTTTCCAAATGATGACCATAAGCGAGGCACACACGGCAACGGTAACTGGAAACCATTTGTAGATGGATCGCCAGCAGACATACACTTGCGAGGTGATTCAAGATATTCTGTTGCAGTCTTTGAAAACGATGACAACAGTTTGTCCATAGCAATATCTGAAGTAAGAGATTACGAATCAAAAGACAACATCGCTGACGGTATATCGCAGGGTGGTCTAAAGCCAGTGGGGGATGCCATCAATCAGAAGTATCAGCCAGCAGTTAAGGAAACGGACGATGATGACATCCCATTTTAAAAGTGCTGATGGCAAGCTGTTATATACAGCGAAAGAAGCGTGTCTTATCCTGTTTGGCACAGATGATAAAACAAAGCTTAACCTGATGTACAGGATGCTCAAATCAGGAAAGCTAGAGGCAGAGCGTGTTGGTGGCACTTGGTTGATACCACGCAAAGCTTTGGTAGAATTGTATGGACAAGATAATTTGTGATGACTGCGAAAAAGAAGCAGCAAAACAAGTCAAGCATGGTTACTTCTGCAAGGACTGTGCAATGCGAGTATTGTGGCAAGATCCACAACGTGATGTCTGGGGATTGGGTATACAACGGAAACCAGATCCCTCTATGTCACAATGGGGTTTCTGATGACTGTTGTTTCATTCAATACCGTAAAGACAGAGAAATGGAATCAGGCGAGAGTTCACGCTGATGCTTACTATCGCTTTCTTACTGTTTCTGGCTGGGGTATGTACCGAATCGGTGAGGCTCATGGGATTGAGCCTTACTATCCCAAAGGAAAGGGAATGTTGCCAGATGGCACAATGGCTGGGGGGATATGGACTGAAGAGTATATGATAGACCAACTCACCCAGTATCTCTATGATGGTGGAGAGTTTGTAATCTAATAAAGGGGGGCATAATACCCCCCTTTATGCTACTTTTTTTTCTTTGGCTTCTTACCAGCTTTCTTCATAGATATTGCTGTAGCCGCTTGCTTCTTCATCTTGGCAGACTTCATGCCGCCACCTGATCTTTTTCCGTACATTATTTCATCCTCTTCTTTTTAGATGCTATGATTCGCTTTTGTAGTGCTGCTGGCAAAGTCTTTTGTTTTGCCGTCAGCATACCGTTGCCGTTCTTCTTCATACCTTTCTTCATCTTTTTTCCAGGCATTATGCTTTCCTCTTCTTCGCTTTGTTGCGCTTGGATATAGCTGCTGCCTTTTTTCTTGCATCAGCTTTACTGCTTGCACCCCATTGTCTCAGGGATAGAAGCAATCTGGTTGGCTTGCCGTTCTTGTACTCTGGGCCTCTCATGTTGCCCATTCTAGCTAGGAAACTTGCCCTGCGTGGGTTATCACCCTTCTTTACAGGTGGCTTTAAATTAGATCCTGTAGTGCGTCTAAAGAAAGCCCTGCCAGCCTTGTTCAGCCCACCCTTTGGATTTTGAAATCTTTTAGCTACCATCTGCCAACGCCCTCATACGGTCAACTAAACGTCTGGCCCTATTAGGAACTTGTGTGTACCACTTTGAGTCAACCATTTCGTCTGCGGCCTTGTCCCAATCTCTAGCATCAACGCCAGCCTTCATGCCCTTGAACTTACTCAATCGAGGGCGGCCCATGTTAAACATCATGTTTGCAATGATATGCTGACACTCCTCTGGCAAGTCATCAAAGTCTGGGTACAAAACCTTACACTCATCAAGAGTTACAGCTATATCAAGAGCAAACAACTGGCGCACACGCTCTTGTTCAACAACTGTGCCTACAGGCTTGCCATATTCTTCGTCTACCTCAGTAATCATGTGACCCACGCCTGTTGTACAGATTCCTAAATGATCTAGGTATATCTCGTACTTACAGCCTTCGTCTTCAGCTATCTCTTCTCGTAATCTATCTTTGTTCATTTGTTTTTCTTTGCTTTTGCCTGTGCGGTTTTAGACAAGTCTTTGAAGTGAAACAAACGCTTGGATGTTTTGCCATGTGATTTGCCAGAATGTAACTGACCATTTGGCATTTTGTGTGTGCCACCCTTGTGCAAAGTGCCGTCTCTAAAATAATGTTTTACACCTTTACCCATTACTTCTTCCTTTTCTTTGCGGTTGTTTTCTTTTTCTTCTTACCGCCTCTGAGTAAATCTGCATCTGCTTTTCTTGCACCGCCTTTACCACTGACGAAGCTTCGGACGCGACCCATAGCCCACTGATGCGCTGACACCTTGGGCCTAGAACCACTGCCATAGTATGCACCAAGGCCACGTTTATACACCTTGTTTAAAGTTGCAGAAGAAAACCTTGATGCTCCTGATATACTTGCAAACCTAGACATTACCCTCTGCTCCTCTGCTTGCTTATCCGATCCATCATAGCTGGTGTGAGCTTGCCCTGTCTGTAGAGCTTGGCAGTGCGCTTTATCTCTGCCTCACGCTTCTTCGGGTTCTTTGCGCCACGCACATACTTCTTTGGCACACCGCCCTTGGTCTTGGGTACTTTTGGAAACTTTCTCTTGCTCATTTCTTGAAACCCTTTATACCTCGTATGCCAAAGCTTGCTCCAATACTAGCATACATAGCCCACTGAAACCACTGTGGGGTGTTTTCTAAGGCTGCAAACCCCTGCTCTACATAAGGCTGTGTAAACGGAATGAAGCACATAGCTATGATTATAATAAACAAAATTGTCCACGCTTCGTCTTTCCAGCTATTGTCACTGGCCTGTGCCATAATCTTTTCCCAGCCAGCCTCATGCGTTGCAGCAACCTTCATCACCTCTGCTTCTGCCTCTGCCTTTGCCTTGGCAACAGCACCTTTGGCCTTTGTTTGCTCTACTTTGGACTCCATCCATGACCCAGCCAGTGAGGCTATTGGGCCTATCAATGCCTGTATCATTCCTCTATAAACTCCAATATCTCACCGTTAAGCATCATCACTTTGAACTGCTTACATGACCACTTCTGGTCAAAGTTGTTAGTATGTCCGACATTACGTTTAATTTTACGTCTAATTGCCAAACACTCAGACAGCGAATCATGTGGGGTGTATTCTACCTTTTCCCCATTCATAACTAACAACAATACAAATGTAAGCTCAATCATCTCCGTTACGCAACTTCTCTATGTTTTCTTCTATGGCTGTAATTCGTTTTTCGTAAAACTCTAACGTGAGCTTTTGCTGTTGATCGTAAGGTGCTTTGCCATCCTCAACCTGAGATTGCAACTTCTCAAACTCTAAGGCAAGATGCTCTATCAGCATGAACTGCTCCGAATCGGCTGGCAAGCTACCCATCTCTCCTCTGGGCCACTTGATCCTAAACTCGGTGTTCTTTTCCAAGTCAGTCTTCATTATCGTGATAGATGTGTTGAGCCTGTTAATTTCTGAGGTCAACGTGAAGTATGCCCAGGTAGCTACAGCCACCGCCCCTAGCATACTAATTATATTTCTAAGAGGCAGCGCAACTTCTGTGTTTTCGCTCACTCTTGGCATTTACTTCTCGGAGTTGAGCCAAACTGCAAGACTGCCTGTCATAGCTCCTGTGACAACAGATATCAAACTTGCTTGTTGTGTAGTAAGATCAGGCTGTGACAATGCCCACTCAATGCATCTGATGTACACGCCTGTCATGCACAGCATCATAAAACGTGGCAGTATTTTTAACTCTAATAACTTTCTAGCAACTTCTTCTGCACTCATTCGAACCATCCTTTTAGCCAAGCAACCCAAGCTACCAAACCGCCAATCATACCGGCTATAACTACAACAAGAAACCCAAGCCCTAGCATCTCCATGATTTCTTCTCGTCTGCGTCTTGCAAGCTCCTCTTGCACTCTGCGTTCTTTGCGAGCCTTTGCTTGAAACTCTTGCCAATCCCTGTATAGACCAGCACGACCATAAAGCTGCATCCAGCTACGCAAATCATTCTCTTGCTGTCTAAGTTTTTCAAGGGCAATAAACTCTTCTAGATCACCCTTTCTTATGCTACCCCTTCTTTTTTTATTACCTTTTCTTTTGAGTTCTTCTTTGGCAATAATCAGGTCAGATATTGCTTTGCCGCACCTTGTTAAGTCACCTGTATTTTGGATAGTCTTTTTTATTATTGCAAAGGCAGCATTAGCAGCCGCTAGTTCGGCTAACATTTTTTATCCTATGAGTAAGGACTATCGCCTAGCAAAGTTTTGTCCCAAGCAGCCTTGAGCTTTGCTATTGTGGTAGCACTATCAATGGCTGATGCTGCTGGTGCGTCTCGCAAAGATTTCTTCTTTTCAGCAGAGGCGGCTTGTGCTGAACTATCTCCAGCTTCAAGTGCTTTCATATACACAACGTCTTCTGCTTCAAGCAGAGGCGCACGAACTTCACGAATTTTATCCTTGAATAACTCTTTTGCCTTAGTCATGTCCTCTGAAATTACCTTGCCAGACAGCGACCATGCGCCTCTGAAATCACGGTTGCTGGGGATAGATGTAGCTTCTGCCTTGTCTATCTGGTTACCGTCTTTATCAACGATGTATGTTGTTACAGCCATGTCTTGCTCCTATGCTGCCTTTGATATGCGCCAAGCGTTTCGCCAAACGCGGGTTTCTGGTAACTGGTCTTTGCGACAGATAACCATCTTTGGGCTGTTGCCCTCACCCCAGGTTGTCCACACGGACTGTGGTATGTCCTTTTGGATTAAATATTCGATTGCTTCTTCTTCGCTCATAGCTGGCATTGGTTCTGTCTGATGCAACAGATAGCCACGAGTATGCTTCTTAAAGTCTGGTTCTGCCTCGTCTTTGGCAAGTTCCCAGTACACCCATACAGGCGGTAGGATGCCGCCCTGCAATGCACAGGCCATCCAATTAGGGTCTGGCACAAGTATCTTAGCACACTCGTCTATGCTGTCTTCGTATACCACACGATAGTCAGATTGATAGGCTTCTAGGTTTTCCTTCGCCCAACACAGTCTATCCCATAAGTGTGTGCCTTTAAATTCTGGTGTGTTCATTATGTTAGTTCTCCAGTGTAGCTAATAAAAACTGTTCTATCTGCAAGTGAACCACTAGAAGTAGTAACTTGCATTGTAAATGAACTTGTTGTTACGCTTGTTGAATAACTTGTATTTCTGTGTGCGCCAAGCGTACTTTCGTTTGTTCCCCCAGAACCAGTTTCCATTGTTCCCCCACCAAATACATAGAAAGCATTGTCAAATGAACTAACAAATGTAGAGGTGTAGTCACCTGTCCCATTGTCTGTCAAAGCTGAAATATTTAAAGAATCATTTGAAGCAGCGGTTCCAGTACCTACAAAGTTATGATAGGATTTTGCACTGCCATTGACAACAAACTGCGTATCAACCGTGCCTGCGGTGCTGTGTTCTAGTTGGTCTGCTACAATTTTTCCAGCCATTATGCTAAGTCTCCGTGTACGATAAACCTGTTAAGAGTGCCATCAAAATTATTATGCACATAATTACGAGTGTTCAGTCTAGTTTTACTAGTTGTGGTTTCACCAGTTGTTTCAGAGCTAGCATAACTACAAAAACCACTATTGTTTCCTTGCCCTATCCCCGAATAATTTGCATTACCCATGTTGTTTGTAAAAGCTAAATCAAATTTTCCAGTTCCAGAATCAGTTAAAGTGCTTACGTTAAAACTGTCATTTAGAGTTGAGCCAGCATCAAATTTTGCCCAAGCCTTTGCCAACCCCTGCTGGAGATTAGTTGTTGTGCTATTACCCTCACCTGTAACCGCAATTGAGCCAGCAGTGCTTGTACCAGTAAGCGTGTTTACTTTAACTGTACTCATGCTAAGTCTCCAAATGATGCGTTGTGCAATCCGTCTATTGCTGACTCACTAGCACCTGTTGAGTGTGTAAGATAACTAATTACCTTAAAAGAAGAAGTTGTTCTTTCTTCGGTAGCCCCTGACCTAACCGCATGACCAGTAAGATCTACGCCAGTGTTACAACAGTAAAGAGCATCATTCATGTTGTTTGTAAGCTGTGGGTCAAATTCTCCCGTACCAACATCAGTTACCGAACTTACATTCAAGCTACTCTCTATAGCAGCTGCTACAGTTAAGGATATAAAAACTTTTGCCGCACTCTGCTTAGTCAGCGTGACAGGGCTAGTGCCGTCTGACGCTACGATTGTATCTGCTTTTAAGGTACTCATTTACACCACCGTATATGTTTCACCGCTGCCAACCGTTACAGTCACACCGCTGTTGATTGTAATTGGGCCAGCAGACATAGCGTTCTTGCCATTTGTTATCGTGTAGTTTGTCGTTACAGCTTGGTCATTTTCATAAAATACCTCGTCTGAGCCACCACCTGTAGCACCGCCACCAGCCGCTATGCCTGTAAGGTTTGAGCCATCAATAGCTGGTAACGTACCAGTGATGTTTGCCGCTGGAATATTAGTCAGGTTTGCGGCAGATGATGCTGGTAGGGTTGCTGGCAACGCAGTCAGACTAGCTCCGCTTATCGCTGGCAAAGCACCAGTTAGCTGTGACGCTGCTATGCTTTTGTTTGTTAAAGTTTGGGTTGCAGAAGTGCCAACAATTTCTTGGTCGCTTCCTGCTGGCAATGTCAAAGCGTTTGTTACACCTGCTGAATGTGGCTGCGCCTTTACAATCTGACCATGTGTGTTGGCCTCACAGTTAAATTGTATTGCGCCTGAGTTAGTGTTGCCTCGCACAGTTACATGACCTGTGCCTTTGGCCTCTAAATCTAAATCAATATTTGAATCATCACCTGTTGCAGATATCTTTGGTGGGTTGCCTGTGGCAGCGTTTGTAATGTCAAATTGATTTACAGCAGAACTTGTGGTCTTAAATATAATTTGCTCATTGCTGTTCTCATCGCCAATAAAGTGTGCATCATCAATAAGAATGTTATGACTGTTTGTGTCGAGATTGCCGCCCAGTTGTGGTGTTGTATCAGACGCAACAGATGTAAGAGATGCCTGTGATACTACTTGCCAAGCAGAGCCTGTATAAACTTTAATTGTGTTAGCTGTTGTATCGAAAAATAAATCACCAGCATTTAGTGCATCACCGTCATTGTCTGTTGACGGCTCACTAGACTTTGCGCCTAAATAAACGTCATCAAAATTATCTGCGCTTGCTGCTGCTGCCGCTGCACTTGCTGCCGCTGCTGTTGCGCTATTTGCTGCGTTAGTTGCCTGTGTGCTTGCTGTGCTTGCAGAGGTGGATGCATTTGATGCTTGTGTGCTTGCTGTGGTTGCGGAGCTTGCCGCAGCAGTTGCGCTTGACGCCGCATTGGTAGCAGATGTTGCCGCAGAAACAGCATCTACAAGCAAAGCAAAGTGATCTGTATCAGTAAGCGAATCACCTACTACAGAATCAGCCACACAAATGTAAACATTGTTTAATTGTGCAGATGTTGTTGATTTTACAATGTCTCTTGCATTATAGGCTACTGTTGTGACTGTAGCATCAGTACCTTTAAACTGACCTATTTCTTGAACTATTGAAATGTTGCCAGAACTATCAAACCCTAAAATTTTATTTGCTCTGGCTGTTGCATCAGCGGTAAACTCAGATGTAGCAATAACATTAGCCTGAGATACTTTAAGCGATCTTCCAATTTCTTCTTCTAACTCTTGCGCTATGAAAGTCAGCTTGTCTAGCGCATCTTCATGGGTGGCTGCTGGGAATGGATCGTTAGGCACATAATCTGTAAGCTGTGTTCTTGCAGTTGTGCGTAGCAACACCACTGTCTCACCGCTTGCTGGTATATTGCCTGACGTAAAGGTTACGTTTCCACCACTAGAGCTACCAACACCTGAGACTGTGTAATGAGTTGTCTTGGTCTTGGTTGTTTCTGCACCAGTAGAATCAGTTCTGATAATTACAGTGATGTCATCATCATCAAAGATTTTAAAGCCATAAGCAAAAACATCGGTACTGCCATTACCGCTATAGCTGTTTCTAGTTGTTGCGCTACTTACTGTCATGCTCTTGTCTCCAAGTTATTTGCATATTACCATTTCTTAACTGCTTACGCTAGTCAACTCTACTTTCTGTAGGCAAGTCCTCTGTTGCTATTCTCAAAGCATTTTGAACTCCAATAGCATTTGAGAAAGGCAGCGCAGTCAAAAGCGATCTAGCCCTTCCCTGTGTCATCTGTATATTAGGATTTAAAGTAGCTCTAGATATGGACTTCAAAGAAGATTCTATACCAGACGCACCGAACACAATTTGGTAACTGGGGTTACCTGTTAAAAAGTTGCTTTCAAGTCCACTGCTTCTGTAACTTCCAAAGCCATCAAAATAGTCATTTGGCCCATAAAAATCTAACGCTGTGTCAAGAGTGCCTGGAATAAATGCAGCATAACTTGATCTTGCAAAAGTGGCCTTCGCAATAGCAGAAGCCGAAAGTCTTTCTTCTCTTCTTTCTTTCTTTTCTTTTTCGCTCAAGCCAATCATTTGTATCTGTTGCTGTGCAGTGTAGGCTAAACCAGCAGAAATAGAAGAATACATCATAGCTTGAAAGGCTCTCATGTCACGCATTTTGATGTTATGCAGAAGTTGCTTTGCATGAGACACCATCATAAAAGTTCTAAACTGAACTAAAATTTTTCCATATTCTTGAGTCATAAATTTAGCTAAATTGCCCAAGTCGTTTTGTTGTATAGCCCTTCTCGTCCACCTTGCTACTGCTATTCCAAGAACATCTCTTGCTTTTGGATCCCAATTTTGAAGGTTTATTTCTCTTAATTTTTTTGTTTTGAATAAATAGGAAGCCTCTAACTTTGCGTGTTTTTTAAAGTTATCAAACACAAGTTTGGCTTCATCGTCTCCTAAACCAAGGCTACGCATCCTTTTCAAACTTAATGATTTGTTAGAAAAAGCCATGTCTGCAAGAGTTTGCATAACTATCCTAGAAGTGCCACGCTCTAAGCCCAAAGTGACCGGGGCCATTCCTGATATGTCAGCAGTTATTCTTTTGGCTCTATCTGCCGTCCTTTGAATTCCATCCAATATACCACGCCCATAAGGAGAATTTGTTTCAAGCTGGTCAAGCCTATTGATCATTTGATTAGTCATGCGATCTGCGCCTGTGCCGTAAAACGCTTCAATGTCACGCAAAACAGGATCAGTCAATTCACCATTTTCAGCACGTTTGATCATAGCTTTAAATTCAGGCATAACTCTTATCAAGCCTCGTATGCCACCAACTTGAACAGCGTTCCCAAGTTCGGCAAACTGTGCAAAACCAACTTGGTTCATTAGTCTGATGAAGTTGAAATCTTGTATGAGCCTCAACACCTTCATAAAAGATCCGTCTGGCTCTACAAAATCTGGTGGCCTTCTTCCAAGAATCATGCTGTGTAAAGTGCGTAACACCTGTTCTTCTTTTTTTATTCTTTTTCTATTTCTTTGTCTTGTTTTGCCAACCCCCTGATTTTGAGCGTAATTTGCCGCTTGATTAATTAATTGCTCAAAGTCTGTTTCTGATTTGATGCCCTTCTTAGCAAGAGCTATACGTCCAGACATTTCGTTTGCATAAAGGGTAAATACTTGCTCTGCATCACGCTCTTGCAAGTCTTTTATAGAAAATTCTTCTAAAATTCCTGTTTCTTTGTTTACAGCCCTAAGATTTGTTTCCATATCAAACCTTAGTCTGTATTTTGCTCTTGATGGCACACCTGTTTGTTTTTGCTCAAACAAACCTAGAAGACTGTCAATTTCTTCATCACTAAACTCTTTAAATCTTCCATCAACCTCTTTGCCAAAACGCTCCTCTTTCATTATTTGTTTTAGAGTTTCTCTGCTGTCGGATGTAAACAAACGTGAAAATCCTGAATCAATGCCAGCAAGATCGCTTTTGATTTTAATATTCATTGCTCTAGCTATTTGTGCAGCAGCTTCTTCTGTAAGGTCTGTTGTACCGTTCACAAGACCTTGTGTGAGCAACGCTTCAATCCCATTGTCGCCAATCTTATTTCTTAAATCATCAAACTTATATTTATTCCATCTATGGGTAAAATATGTCAGATTTTCTGGGATGTTCTCAAAACCCTTTACCCCTGCCTCTTTAGCTTCACGCAAAATGTCTCTATACAATTCTGCATTTCTTTGAGCCATTCGCTTTACAGCAGGAGAATGTATGCCATTTGGATTTTCAATAGCATCTGCTACTTGCTCTCCAAAAGACGTTCTTTGTTTTGACTGCGACCTACGGAAAAAACCAATATTATTTTCCTTAGCCCAAGCCTTATATTCTACACCGTATGTTTGATAAAAACGAGCAAGTTTACCTTTGAAAGCGTTTGTTTTAAGAAGATCAGCAGTTGATTCTATAACATTATCACCACGCTTACCAAGTGCATCTTCCGCCAAACGCCTACCCAAACCATTGATTATGGGATTGTCAGAGCTTAGAAGATAGTTTGCCATGTCAAATCTAAGCCCAGAAAATTCAGACTTTTGTATTTCCCCTAAATCTTCAATAATTTTTTCTTGTTGCTCTACATCTCTTAAATCTCTTTCCAGCAAAGGCGGATCGTAAGGATTTTCTGCTGCGCCAACACTTTTTTCTCCTAGCAAATCTTGTTTTGCCCTAGCTTCTAGTTCTGCTTTTTGTGCGCCTTCTACTTCTTGAAGCAAGTTTTCATGCGCCTGACGCAACTCTGGCTCATTTCCTACACCCCTGCTTATTGCGCCTATACCGCCCCCTAGCAGCATTCCTGCTACCCCAGCGTACAAAATATCATATTCATCCCTTGTGACGCTCTCAGAGGCAATGTAGCCCTCTACAGCAGCATTTGTTGCCGCACCACCCACAGCACCTCTTATGATTCGCCCAACCCTAGAAAGCTTGTTGCCCCAAATCAAAGGAGCAGCAACGCCCTCAGTCATAACTGTCAAACCAATAGCCGCTGGGTCAGCCATGTTTACACCGATTCTCAATGCAACCCCATCCCATCCCCAAGACTGCATCTTTTTTTCGTTTTCAACAGACTGCAAAACTTTTTCACGCAACTGTTTTGCGTGATCAAAACTTACAGTTTCTTCGAGAAAATTGTGATATCTTTCTGGTATGTCAGCAGTAAGTTCATTGAACTGATCCTGATCCAAACCCTCTCTAAGATAATTCAAATCAGGTGCAAACTCTTCTTTACCTTGAAAAGCATACGAGGTCATCCAATCTTCTTCAACACTTGCGCCTATAAACTCAGAAAAAGATGCTTGAGGATTCTGTTCTTCTAACGTCCTCTGTTGCTCTGCCTCTTGAAAAGCCTGGAACTCTGGCGTTCCAATCGGTGCAGACTTTGACGGTGTTAAAAAAGTTTTGTCTTCAGCCATTAATTGATTACTTCTATTTCAAAAGCATCTATATCTTCTACATTTGCTTGCCGTTGTTTTTTCAAAGCATTTTGTCTTATTAATTCATTAATCTGTTTTCTTGCATCTTCAATTTGTTTGGCTTTTGCTTGCTTATCGAGTTTCAGTAATTCTTGCTTTGTAAAAGATACATACTTGCCATCTGGGGTTTGTATTGGAAAACCGCCATCTCTAACGACATAAAATCTATCTGCCGTTCCCTCAATGTTAAGCAGACCAATGTTTTCTTTTTCTAACTCACTGTCTTCTAAAAGCTGAGAGTATGTTTGTGAAAAATCATCTATGACCAATTCTGATATTTCTTTGATATTTTGCAGCTCTCCACCTTGGTCAAACTCTGGCAACTTAGGAACCAAAACAGAGCCTATTAAAATATGTCTCTTAGCTATTTGATCCCCAGCCCTTTCCAAAGCTGGGCCTACTTGCACACCTTGTTTCAGATACTCTTTAGCTAAATCTCGTATTTCTTGTTTTAGATAGCCAGTGTTTTGAGGGGCATCTAAATCAAACTTGTACCAAGGTTGTTTTGTAAGCTGTGCCTCTGTTACATCCAGAGCGTTATCTAACTCTTTTGAAAACTTTTCTGGATCGATGTCTCTCTGCAATCGCATTTGTTGCAAAGCCCCTTCATCACCATAAATGTCTGATAAAGTCTCAAAACTTTGCCACCAAGCTAAACTTGTTTTGTCCAGATGTTTGTGTAACAAATCATCTCTAAGTTCCATGTTTCTAAACAACGTGATTGCAAATCTATCTTCATCGTCAATATCTGTTTTGTTTGGGTCAGACAGTCTTCCTTTATGCTTCAATAAGGTAGTTTGAAAGTCTTCTGATATCACTCCGTTTCTTTGCAAAAAATCGAGTTGTGCCTGTGGGCTATCTTTAAGATCAACCAGATTTTCCTTTACAACCATTTGTATGTCATCGGATGTAACACCCTTTTGAATTGAAGCGTTAGCTAAATTACCAACCTTTGCAGCATCCCTCAAGGCATCCATCTTTGAATTGTCTTGTATCCCCTTTGCTACAGCACCCCTGACTGAAGCAAGCCTAGACAAAGTTCTTGCAGCTTTATCCCCAATACCACCAACTCTCTCTGACAAAACTCCATTTGGACTTATGGAACTTTGAAGAATATTTTCTGCATCAACAACTTTTTGCAAGATTGATTCCGCATCTCCCTTACCGCTTGTTGCTTCATTGGCTGCTTGTTGCGAGAGTTGTTCAGCAAATTCTGTCAGTGCTTCATCCATGTTTTCGGATGTTGTGTTGTTTTCGCTTTGATATTCTGGTGTAAATAATCGGTTGGCTGCTTTCAACAAATCTTGACTTGAAACTTCGCTGAGTTCATCAACAGCATTTTGCTGAGTTTTATCAACTAAGTCTTTAAACAAAGGATTTACATAAGACCGCACAAGATTAGATCTTTGTGTGTTTGACAACTCTGATGTATCTACAACAACTGTTTGACCTTCATCTGTTGTAAAAGACTGCACTTCACCCTTTAAAATTGCATCTTCTAAAGGTTCTTTGTCTTCAAAGTTTACAGACAATTGGTTTATGATACCCACATTGTCATCATAAGCCTTGGCTCTAATCTCACTTTTTCTTGTTTTAATTCTGTTTTTTATCTTTTGTTGAGTGCTGGCGTTGAGCGTAGACTTGGGAACTTCTAGTGCAATGTCATCAAGCTGACTTGCGCTTCTAGCAGCATCAATCTGTTTGCCCAAATCTAAAGCTTCAAAACCCTTTTTTATAGACTGAATGCTGTACCCAGTTCTCAGACCATCTAAATTATAACCTGATAGATCTGTCTCAATTTCTGTTAGCAACCTTACTCTGTCAGCGTGATCTTTAGGAAATAACGATGCTTGATTAATTTTTTCGGAAATAGAACCAATCGCCTTCTCTGTCCTTATTATTTGACCTCTATTGAAGGCTTTGTTTTCTCCAGAATTTGAATAAGATAATATTGTAGATGAAAGCGATTGCTTTATTTTGTTTTTCTGAGAGTTTGTAAGATCAGTTCTGGCATCAATGGTTTTCAGCTTTTGGTCAGAAAAATTTTTGAAATCATCTCTATATTTTGTAGTGTCTGTTTGTTTGTCGTTTCTATTATACTCAGCAAACTCACGACTGAATTGAGTAAAATATTCGTCTTGCTCCCTTCTTGTTTCTGCATTTTTTTGAGCCATGCCAAAGTCAAATGCAATCTGACCGGCTTGTGAAGCTAACCTTGCCTGTGCTTGCCCAGGTGCAGTAAACGCCCCTACGTTTGCTCTTGGTGACAACGCACCAGTTGCCATTCTGGTTGTCAGTCCTTGTCCTCGATTGTATAAAGGTATTCTGGGCATTTAATCACCTAAGAAATAAGAGTTGATGCTTGTTGTCCACCTTGCAATAACGAACCTACAGCAGCGTATCGTAAACCAGCTGACCTTGCAGCACCCTCTGTTCTTACCAAAGCGGCCTCAGATTCTTTTTGTACTTGCTCTATGTTTGAAGCATATCTAATTCTTGCGGCATCTTGCTCAGTATTGAAATAAGCATCTGCCAGTGCTTGCAAAGGGCTTCCAGACATTTCAATGCCAGAGGCGGCTGTCATTGATCTTTGTGAAGCAACAAGCCTATCTGATTGTTGACGTAAATTGGCCTCTTCATCAACCTTTGCTCTTTGCAATACGATTGCTTCATTTTCTGCAACTTGTGCATTATATTCAGCAACAGCTTCAGCATTTTTAGCCGCAGCCATGTTGCCCTTGAAGCCCATCACTCCTGCAACTACAGATGCTCCTGCCGCTACTGGATCAGCCATTACATTAACCTCGCATAACGAACATAGTCTGTGCCATCTGGCCCATACTTTTTCATGATACCCTCTTTTTCAAATCCAAGCCACTGTGCATATCTATTTGCTGTAAGGTCTAATACAGACACGCTTGCTTGTATCCTATACAACTTATGCTCTTCCTGTATGTGCTGAAACAGCATATCAGTATATCTAGCAACAGTCTTAGGCTTGTTGTAGCCCTCTTTTCCTACTAACAACCATGCTTCCCCCACGCCTTCCCACATTGGATGCACCCCGCCTGTAGCCAACACTACATCACCATCCATGCCTGTATACCCAATTACATCCTTACTTGCACCCAAAGATTCTTTGCCGCTGCTTGTCATATCAAACAGAAGGTTGATTTTGTACAGATGTTCTTTCTTGAATGGTATTATCTTAGGCATCAAAAGTATTTGACCTTCTCATTATTGCTAACACTGTCATTGGCAAAGGCTGTGATTGTCTTATGACCACCTTTGCATCATTGTCATATCCCGATGGAAAACTTATTTCTTTATCGCCGTTAAACAGCGGCACAGCTTCATCCATAGCCATGCTACTATCTCTAAAAGGCAATCTATCTAAATCTGTCACTGATGGCCCTAGCTCTGCCCCTACCGTGTTGAAGAACCTCGCTGTAACGCCATGTATGCGTTTTATTTTACCTTGTGCTACACCGTCTTCTGCACCAGCTTCTAGCCTAAGTGTTTCTATTGTTGATCTATAACCAAACCCAATATGAACCTTTGAGGCAGATCTATCTAGTGTGATTGCACCATTTGTTACTGTCTTATCTGGATGTGTTGAACCATCAGCTAAAACAGACACAATCTCTCCTTCAAGATGATTTAGACTTGTTATTGATGTTGTTGCTGTGCTGTCGTAAGTCAAACCACTATCCAAGAAAAAAGCATCTGCAACATCCTCTCCAAACTCTATCGACTTGAGAAACTCTATGTGCCTAACAGTGCTGCCATTGATTTCTCTTTTGACAGACATATACACTTGGTCTTCTGAGCCACTAGGTATTGCACTTATGCTCTCAACGATTGCCGCTGCTTGATTCGTTGTTGTAAGCCTGGTGGTGTCGGAGCTTTTAACAGACAAAAGCCCACCAGCCGTAGGGGATGTTTCCTTGATTGTCACAACTGCTGCTGCTGGATTTTCTACTGTAAAATCTGCATGTGCGTTGATGGCTGTAAAAATATTGTCTGCTGTTACATTGTTTGATGTATTTGGTCTAAATCCAAGTGATGAGGACGGTGCTGAACTACCAACCGCCTCTGATGTAAATGTCACAGTTGTACCATCACTCTTGGTAAATGTAAGCGTTGTGCCTACCGCTATATTGGCAAAGTCGCTTACTGTAACAGTTGCGTGTGCGCTTGTGCCGCCTATAGTGTGGTCATGCCAGCCAACAGCATTGTTAGCCCTATCGTATGTAAGGCCAATCAAACGTCCATCTGTGTGAACAAACCAAAGTATTAGCTCTGGTTCTTGCTGCCACACCATGTCAGTCAAGCCGCCTTTTGTAATGTGTTCTGCAAGAATCGTAAGATCAATGCCCAGCAGTCCGTCTGTATCAAGATTGAAGGTAATCTCTTTTACTTTCTCCTGACCTTTTTGAATGAGTATTGTGCTGTTGCCAGCCCTTACAGGACGCACCTCAGAACAGCCAAATGTTGTTTCTCGCAACACATTGACGTTTGTAGGTGAAACAGGCGTTGAGCCTGTGCCACCAGACAAGGTAAACTCTGAACTTGTGGTAAGTATTTGCAGAAATCTACCTGGCAAAAGATGTCTAATTACATTTACTTTTTCAGATGCAATCGTAAAATTTACTGCTGAATCATCTAGTGTGCCTGGGGTATGGTTCTCAAAGTCAGCACTTACTGAGCCAAATATTGTCTGTGGCTGTCCTGTAGTACCAGCAAAGTATAGACGCTGCTCGTAGAAACCGACTGCCTTTGGAAACCCTTGATCCCCACCAAAAGCACCTAATGACCACTTTGTTGTTGTATTGCCGCCTCCAACTACACTAGCTGGCAACACACCATCTTCGTTTTTAAACAGTGCTGTAACCTCTGTTGCACTTGTAAACCCAGTGATTTTTACAAACCCTGACCCACTGTGCTGAAACTCCCATGTGATTGAGCCATAAGTTTCTGAACCAGATAAATGTACAGGTGGGCTAGTGCCACTGGATTGTGATCCAGAATTGGTTTTTTTATAAACATTGTCACCCTGACGAACCAAATCATTTTGTGCATAACTTGTGCTTGCTGCCCATGCGTCATGCTCTACCTCGATTACCTCTCTAAAACGTATAAGTCTTCCTACATCTGACGCAGAAAACAAATCCGCTGATGCTGTGATAGTTACACTGCCGGTGTTTGCAGAAGAAAACAAAGTTGTGTCAGTTATGTTTTCATCAAGGTATGGGCCGTCTGTAAAATCTATGTCAGCAAGTGTAAAACTTGTTGCAGTTGTTCTTGTCAGCTTGGCTGGCTCATGGCTTTTATGTGCAAGAAACAAAACGTCTGCTGATTGAGCATGAGTTATTTCAAATATATCTGTGACGCTGTAAGTTGTTGTTACTTCAACTATCTTGCCAACTGTGCCGCCACTTGTGTATGTGGTAAACGCACTGCTGTTAATGCCTGACAACTCAAAGGTATTTGTTGTTTTGTTTGCTACAGTAAACTCAAGATTGTTTACCTCTGTCATGCCAGCAACAGACTTGATGAACACCCTGTCACCATCACTCAAGCCATGCGAGTTTGCAGTCACAACTGCTGGGTTTGCTTTTGTGATTGCAGTAATGTTGGTGGTTGTTTCTGTAAGCAAGCCACCATTTTGATAAAATCTTATGTAGGTTGCGCCAAACTCAAGCACATAGGCTTGCTCATCGCTGAACTCAAAGTTGATGAGCCTTACCTTACCACCGTCTTTTGAGCGTCCAGCAAAGAAAGAACCTGGCCTTCTAGTCACGCCACCAGAAGGGAAGCCCATCATATTATTTACTGTTTGTGCTGCCTCGTTATATTTCTGAAGGTCTATCCTACCTTCAAGTTTAGGCGATATCTCCCCAGCCCGAAAGTTGGTGATGATGGTAGAAACTCTTGCCATGCTTACAACCTGATGTTCGTAAAGTCATCTGCTTGTGGCTGCTCTGGGAAGCCTTCCATACTGTCAACACCCTTTGCCTCTTTCAAGCGGTCTTCGTAGATTGCTATCATGCCCTGAGATACGCTGTTACTACCTGTAATGTTGTAGGCTATCTCTGCTGCTAATCTTGCGGATATGGCCTTATTTAGAAGGCTGTCATACTGCTCTGTGTCTGTTACACGACCTATGTAGATAATATTACAAGTGCCTTCGTTAGATAAAACCTTGCGACCCTCTATCTTGAACATGACGTTGCTGTCATAAGCTGCAACATCGTTGTTTACATTGCTATTCCAGAAGGATAGCACACGCAAACAGAAAGGATCTGTAGGCAAAGAATATTGAAATGAAAAGCCGAAAGCTGGCGTATCTGTGTCTTTTGCTAACGCTCTTCTGGTGATTGCTATATTCCAAGGATGTGAGCGTAAAACAGCATCCCTGACATCGTCAAAGTTGCCGTTGCATAATCTAGCTTCTTTTGAGTTTTCTGTAAGAGATGTGATGTTTGCAGCACCCAGAAGATCCAAAGCTCTGTTACATAAATCTACAACTGATGCCATAGCAAAAACCTTTTACAATAAGGTGAATGGGCAACCAACTAGGATTGGCGTTGCGTCAGTTGCCCAAACATTCTTAGTTTACAACGTAGTGAATAATAAACGACATATCACCGCCAGTGCCACCAGTGGCATTGAATGTTGCGGCTATGTAGTAATACCCACCTGGATCGGATGACTCTCCAGCATTTGTGAAGAGTTTTGCACCAATCGTGTTGATGTCTGCTGCCTCTGTCCTCAGATCCGCAACCGCTGTAGTTCCATCTGCAACTGACGTTGCAAAGAAGTCTTCGTCTACAACAGTTCCGTCTGTCTGATAGATGCCAACATTGAATGTGCAGCTACCGCCAAG